TTCCACTATTCTTTTAATAAGGAGAACACTATGAATAGGATTGGCTTTATTGGGGGCAGTGATGCCGTCAGAATTATGCACAACAATTGGTACGACCTTTGGGCTGAGAAAACAAAGCGTAAAGAACCAGATGATTTGTCTGAAAACTTAGCAGTACAGATAGGTATTGCTACTGAAAAATTAAATACAGATATATTTTGTAGAGAATATGAAGTTGATTTAGAACTAAATATATATCAAGACAATCAAATAACATTCGAAGATAGAATAAATGGTATACCATACAAAGGTACAGTTGATGGTAAGCTAGATACTACTGGTGAAAATTCTATATTAGAATGTAAGCATACATACGAAAGCAATACAATGAGCAACCAACTCATTCGTTATATGCCACAACTACAGTTCTATATGTATATATCAGGTGCAAAACAATGTTACTTTGCTAACATCTTTGGCAACAGAAAATGGGACTGTAAGAAAATATCTTACGATCAAGATTATGTACGTCACATGAACGAAACTATCAAAGAGTTCTGGAACTTAGTAGAGAGTGACACTGCACCTACAGATCAGGTCGTAACAAAAACAAACACGGACAAAATCCTAGTTGATGACATGGTACGCAGAGATGCAAGTTCCGATAACCAATTCATTAGTATTGCTCATGACTTCATGACTACTATGAATGATGCCAAGCTTCATGACGCATCCAAAAAAATGCTCAAGGAATTGGTATCACCACAAGAGAGAGAAGTTTACTCAGATATACTTACTATCAGCAGAGATAAACGAGGCTCTTTAAGAATCACCCCATCAAAAAAGGAGAACTAAGATGGCAAATAAAATAGAAAAGCAAACAGCAATAGAATCATACGTACAAGCACAAAAAGAAATGGGCAAGGCATTGAAGAATGCAACCAACCCACATTTCAGAAACCAATATGCAGACCTTGGCAATGTGCTGAACGCTTGCATGAAACCATTCAATGACAATGGCTTTGCTTTATCACAACCATCAGGTCGTAATGAATACGGTGACTATGTTATGACTGTACTCAGACATGTCACAGGTGAATGCTACACAACACAAGTGTACCTAGTCTTAGACAAACAAAATATGCAAGGCTTGGGTTCAGCTATTACATATGCCAGAAGATATGGTGCATTGCAGATGGCAGGTATAGCACCAGAAGATGATGATGGTAACGAGGCATCAACACAACCACGTAAGAACCTACCAATCCCACCAAAGGAAAAGGAGGCATTTTAATGCAAGATGTTGAAAAAAAAGCAGTAAGCATAAGAGAGTTTTCAGAAATGATGGGAATAAGTATAACTCATGTTTGGCGAATGTGCAGTACAGGTGAAATACCAAGTTTTAAAATTGGTAAAAGACATTGTATTCCTATGAGTGCAATTGATGAAATGCTTAATGGAACTTTTAATAAGAAGGAAAAATAAAATGTCAGACTACGACAACACAAACAAGGGTGCTGCATTTGCACCCTTTCCAGACCAGAAGTTTGCCTTATCTGGCAAGCTTGATATCCAAGGTGTAGAAAAACAATGCGTTTATATTGCAGGGACTACACAAAAAGGTAAGAAAATTATTAGAATATATCAAGAGCTAGGTGTTATGTTTGAAAACGATAGTGAAAACAAACAAGCACCTACTTACACAGGTACAATAGAAGACCACTTAGGAGAGGAAATGAAGATCTCAGCTTGGAAACGCACTCAAGAAAACACAGGGAACAGTTACTTAAGTATAACTGTATCAGAAAAATATTCAGAGAGTGATGCTAAAAATAAAACTGTACAAGAATCTCCAAGTGAAATAAGAATTGATGATGATATTCCTTTCTAAAGAGGCTGAGAGTGTTCTCCAAACGCTAATCTCATGACTGCCTCACTTGGGACAAGACCTATTATCGGAAATGATTATAGAATCTTGTCCCTTTTTTTCATATAAAAAAACCCCTGATCTATTTAGACCAGAGGTTAATGGAAGCAAAGAATAGGGGAGTGCTACCCTAGCTAACCATTTGCATTCTCTTTACAAGACGATCAGCCCTATTAGGAACAGTTCTGTACCACTTACTATCAACCATTTCTTTCGAAGCCTTAACATAATCGTTATCATTTATAGCTGCATTCATTTTTTTAAAAGCTTTCATTCTTGGAAGCCCCATATTAAACATCATGTTTGCTGTGATCTGCTTACACTCCTCTGGTAAAGAATTAAAATCCTGATACAATCTTTTGCAATCATCAATGACAGACTGAACATCTTTATCAAAAGCATCATGTACTCTTTTCTCAGACACAGAGTCACCTACATTTAACTTAGACTCAGGATCTTTATCTAAAACTAAATGACCAATTCCAAAAGTTTTTTTTAAAAGATGGTCATTATAAATTTCATACTTAACACCCTCATCAATCTCAAGCTGTCGTCTTAATTTATTTATATTCATTTCGTTACTCCCTTGGTTTTTTCAAAAGTCCTAAGACCACCCAACCCAAGCATCCCCATAAGCACAGTCATTAAGCTTGTCATGTCAAACGCAGGGATAGGTGGGATATCTATACCTAATAAAGCAACGATAAACAAGATACATGGCGATAAAATAAAATGATAAAGCACAGCTATTCCACAGCACCAACCAACAAACGGCCTCCATCCACCTTTAAATAAAGAACCCGATGCTGCTTCAGCTTGGTTCACAGATACTTGGGCAAGAGCTAACTGTTGTGCATGATTGTCAGCCATCGTTGCCAACTCATGCGCTAACTGTGCTTTCTGATCCTTGTCCTCGATGACCTTATCAAGTATACTTGTAACAGGCCCAATTAAATTGCTGATTAAACTCATTTGACTATCATCCATTTTGGTTCAAAAATAATAGAGCTTCTATAAGAAAGAAATAATAATAAAACAGTAATAATAATTAGTTGTTTACGGCTTAAACTCAAGTGCTGCCCAAATCAAAAGACCTCCACCGCCTAGCGTAATGCTTGCGCCCAATAGAATTGAAAGAAAATTTAATATTTTATTTTTACGAGCAATCGCTTCATAACGAGAATCTCTATCTCTTTCAACAGACTGAGCCCTCATTTTTTTAAACATTGCTACACCCTTAGAGCCACGGGTTTCCCAAATTATTCTCTCAAGGTTTTTCTCCATGTCCATTGCTTTTTCGTAGGCAATGTAATTAGACAATGGGTCATTCTTATTCCCAGATTTCTTTGCTTCTTTCGCCCCATCAATAAAAGAAAAAACTTTATTCAAATCCTTACCCATTGAAGAAAGGTCTTTACCTAAACTAATTCCTTTTTTAAGGGCTGAGAATGAAAGAAGGGCTATGCTTATCGGGTCCATCTAACTAACCTTTAACTACCAAACTTAAAAGCAACACTATAGTCGTGCCTGCACTTCCGATTAATACCATCTCAAGTCGTTTGACACGGCTGATTATTTCTAGCCATCGCTCTTCACTGACAGCCTTATGCGTATCCAAAGCAGCTTTAAGTTCAAGCACTTTCATTTAATTCGCTACTTCTTCTTCAGCAACATCTTCAACTTCAACACTTTTAATCAAAGCATTTGTAAAACCTTGTAAGCTAACTTCAAATATTTGCAGTTCTGCTTTCAAGTTATTGGCTTTAGCTTGGCAGACTTTGATTTGATTAATAATATGCTTTTGTTCATTTGACATAGAGTTAACGTCGTGATCTGTTCCGTTAATCGAGATTACATTTGTATTATCTTCAGTCATTGTATTATCCTTCTAATTAACCTTATTGTGCTTAAAATTATTAAGCAACCCAAGAGGCTTTTTCTTCGGCTGTTGGCGGGTTGATTTGTTTTGCAATATTACGCTTATGACCTGCTTCCCATTCCGCACAGACAACACCGAAGCCTTCAGCAATATCAGCGTCAATTTTAGTCTTTACCCAACCAACAACTTGATTTTTTGTTAGGTCTGCAAAAGCAATAAAAGTGCTTGAGTCAAGATTATCAGTGTTTAAACTAATTTGGTTTGCAGAGGAAGTTGTGTATGTTTCACCGTCTACAGTTTCTTCTGAAAAGAGTTTCCATACCACAGAGAATACAACTTTGGAAAGCCCGTCCTGTGTTCTGGTTTTAAGTTGGTCCTTAACCGACCATGTGTGTGTGACTGCCATTGTTTGTTTATCCTTTATCCACAGTACATAACACAGGAAACTAATTTAACGCCTGTATCTGAACTGCCTATTGTTACTTTTCCAAGAGTCTTACTTCTTACAATATCATCTGATTGTACTTTAGCTGTGCCATCACCGTTGCTCTCAAGAAGATTACCTTTAGCACAAGCACCTGTTACTCTGACAGAGCCAATGCCCAGAGATGTAACTATAAGTTTGTCGTGGGCTGTAAATTCAGCAACTACTCCATACACACAAGCGTCACCAACGGAATCAGATACTTTTACTTTAGCGTGGTCTAATCTTTTTTGACCTGCTTTTGGACAAGGCTCTATAGTTGAGCCAATCCCGTTTTGTGTTTGCGGATAAACGTCAAGCTCATCTATTGTACTTACAACTGTTCCACGTTCTGTATTTGTAGGAATACCTGAACTTTCGTGCCTCCCTGAAAAACCGACTAAAGAAACAGTATTCCCAGACACATTTATATTACCTTCATTAGCTGCTGCGGACCTGAAGTCAATTAAAACTCCATCATTGCTACGGTTTACATATAGAGGAGTCATAGCTGTTGAGCTCAACTGTAAAACTCCCTCGTTCCCAGTACCATATAAAACAGTCCCCTCAACAGCTATGTTAGTGTCGGCAGTGCCTATAAAAACATTACCTGCTTGGTCAATCCTCATGCTTTCTGTAATAGAGGATGCACCATCAGCAGTATTAGAAAAAACTATAGCAGTAGGCATATCATTTTCACCTGGAGTGCCAGATACTTCAGCATGTATTTGAGCACCTTCTGTAGTCATATCAGTGCCATCAGCAGCTTGCCAAGTTATTCTACCTAACTGGTCATTGTCAGCTAAAATTGTAAACGAATCTTGAGATGTTCCTCTTGAATGGCTTAGAACAATTACTGACCCACCTGGTGAAGCCCTATAAGAGTTTGCCTCTTGAATGGCAGAATTGCCTTCTTTAACTACGATAAATTGCCCAGTAGCTACAGCAGTAGGGTCAGCACCAATACCAACTCTATCATTACCACCATTAACAATCAGCATATTAGCATTGCCGCTACTCTCGACTCGGAAGTCTACGTCTGCACCACCTTCGTTAAAGACTATTGCTGCGGTATTAAGGTCTAAAGCTCTGACTCCTCCTACAAAGAATGTCTGTACGTCAGTGCCAAAATCTAGGGAGGTATTTGCGTCTCCTAGGTGAACTAGTCCACCAGAGGTTGATAAAGTGCCATCAACTGTTGAGGCTGCATTAGCAGCAAACCCACCATTAAAGACAGTCGCAGCCGTGGTGGTCAGGACGCCTGTTACTAGGGCAGTGCCATCAATTACAGCGTTGCCAGTAACATCAAAGTTTGCTCCAACATTAAGATCAGCAGAAAGAGTAATATCGCCATCTGAGGCAATAGTAATAGCACCTACAGTGCTAGCAGAGCCAATAGTCTTACCATCACCAATGATTATATCGTCAGTAAAGGTGGCAATGCCTGTAACGGCAAGAGTTTCACCGACAAACAACTTCTTAGCTACACCAACACCACCGTCAATAATCAAAGCACCTGAAGTTGAGCTAGTTGAATCAGTAGTGAGATTTAAGTTAACAACATCGCTTGTATTAAGAGTTGTTACAGTTGCAGCGGCAGCAGCCCCCGACCCAAGAATACCGTCTAATGTACCAGTAAATCCAGTGGCTGTTATTTGATCGGTTGCAGTGATCGCATCAACAAACAAGTTAGCCCAACGAGCACCAGTTGTACCAAGATCGTCAGTGCTGTCTGTGTCAGAAACAATATTTGAACCACTTGTAATTCCACCAGTTGCTACTTGTGTCGCTGTGGTAGTTAAAACGCCTGTAACGAGGGCAGTCTCATCAATTACAACAGCACCAGTTACGTCTAAGTCATCACCAACAAATAAGTCAGCAGCAACACCTAATCCACCGCCAATTTTTACTGCACCAGTAGTAGAACTGCTTGAAGCTGTTGTTGAAGTCAAAGTTAAATCACCTGCTGACGAAAGCGTCATCTTAGTAGCAGCAGCTTCTGAAGCACCAGTCATAAACGCTAAACTCGTGGCATTGCTAGACGAACTAAAGTCACCTTCTGATATAGCCTGAATTGCAGCAGATACTAAAAGAGCGTCTGTGCCTTCACCCTCATTTGGAGCTTGAAAGTTTATTTTACCTAATACATCGTTCGCTTGAATGTCTGCTTCCGCTGTCTGTAAAAACAACTGTGCCGTGCTATTATCACCTGTTGCTGCATTTTTAATGGAAAGTGTTGTGCCGACTTCTAGACCAACCAAAGCGTCTACAACTGATGCACCTGACCCTGTACCGTTTGCATAAACCATTTTCGTTACACCTGAAGCAAGAATAACATCTGCACCACTGCCTTGCGTCAGCGTCATTACATGACTTGTTGAGTTTTCAATTATCCAGAGTTTCTTTACTGTATTTGGCCCAAGGGTAATTGTGGCAGCCTGATCTCCACCAGTCAGTTTAACATAAAGACTAATTGCTTCGTTATTTGTCTCTGTTCCGTTTGGAATAATTAAATCATCAGCATTAGCGTTAGCCACTGTAAATGATTGGAATCCTAAAGCATCAGCGATTAAGGTTAGGTTCGTGTTTGTGGTAGTGCCCCACGTTCCACTTCCATCTCCTGTAGCAAGTTCATCCAGGCGTAAATTATTGTCATAACTGCTTGCCATATTAATCTATCCTTATTATTGCGTTACTGGCACTATTGGCAGGCAGCACTATTCGAAAAGTCCCCCCAACCACTGCAAAATCACCACCAAAATCTAAAACTGCAATTGCACCTCTAGCATTCGATGAAGCATCCCCCAAGGTTTTGTTGTAAATCAAAGCCCCTCTTGCTGTAAATGTTGCCGAAGTAAACGATGGGTCTGCACAATCAAATACCCCACTGGTACTATTTTCTTCCACTGTTTTACTCGCCAGTGCAATACCACCAGTCGTGTAACCGTTACCGTTTGCAACTTCATTAGATGTTATGTAGCCATCTGTTGCTGCATTCAGCGTTGCTGAACTTGTATACAATGCAATATGAAGCGTGTCAGTGTCTAAGTGATGATCACCTAACAACACGTCCTTCTTAAATAATGTACACATCGCCTGTGTTAAAGCCATTTAAATACCTCCTTCGTATTCTGCTGCATAGTTTCTTTGCATTTCTTGAACAAATAATTGTGAAGCTTCATCAAATTGCGTTTTATATAGTGATAGCGTATCTGCTGCCTTTAGGAAAGCAGAAGTTTCATAAAGTGCTGCTGCCAGTAAAACTGCAGGAGCATTGGTGTCGATCCAAGTAGTTGCATTGCTTGAGCTTAATCCAGTTTCTGGAGCAATAAAGTCAACTTGGTAAGCAAGAGTCGCAGATGGCGTAGGAGCAAGAGTTATTACTGTTCCTGCAGTTGTTGCGTTTTTCGTGCTATACATTATCGACTGGCCAGTCGTTGCTGACTTAGGCCAATAATCTCTTAAATAAGAATCTACTCTGTGATTTAAATAAATAACATTGCCGTTTGAATCAGTTACAGAGACTTGTCTTATCATTCTGGCTAATGCGACAGTGTAATCAAAAGTTCCAACAACTAAGTTGGCTGTTGTTACTTTTCTAAAACAAGGGAGATTAGGCAACCTTTGAAATACCATTTCTTCAGCTTGAGTAATAATTTCATCAATAGAAGCTGTTAATTCTGTTGAATCATCTTCTAGAAAATTCTGTATATTTGCTTTTAATGTTGTGTAGCTCATTTAATTACCCCAAGTTCCTGAACCCCAAGTTCCAAATCCCCAAACAGGGATATCAACAACTTCATTACCAACAGCACCAGTGCCTGCAACTCCTGTTTCATTAAGTGAAATCTCAGTAGCTTCAATTCCAACAGATCCTGCCCCTGCTGTTCCTGCATTTCCAGTAACTTCCAAGAAGCCAAGTTCTGTACCAACAGCACCAGTACCTCCTGCAGCACTCGCAACAACTTCACCAAGCTCAATAATCGAACTAGAGCCAACAGCACCAGTACCAGATGTACCTGAAACTTCTGGAAATCTTTCAAGATCATCTACATCAATCGTGCCTTGAGATCCATGACCAGGACAACCAATAGGTGGTCTTTCTTGAACTGGTAAAAAAGGATCAAAGGTGTGGGCAAGATAAATAACAACATCTTCACGGTCTTGACCACCAGATCTTGGCTTAAAAAGAAGCTCCGCATCAATTATATTCTTAGCAGGAGTAAGTTGTGGATGTTTTGGTTCCCACTCGTCAGCAGCGACACGCAAACCATCCCAAGTGGTCTTTAGTTGAGTATAGCGTACTCTCTGACCTCCCCTGTCGCTTATTGCGTATGATTTTTTGCCTTTTGCGTATTTTGCCATTATGCCAAATTCAATGCTGTTGGTTGTATTCGTAAACTTACACCATCACTATCTGTAGATGCTGCAAAGTTAAAAGCCCTTTCGTACAATTCGTTTAATAACTGAAATCTATCTGGAGCATATTTTATTGCAAGTTTTGCTGCTAACCCTGCTGATATGCAATCAGACCACCGATAAGGAACGTCTGTGTCCTGATTAGAAGCTGTAATATCATCAAGTTGATTTACTGCCCAGTAAACCATACTGTATGTGCTTGTGTTTGGAACATTCCAAAAATAAATAACAGGAGTGTACTGCTTATCTAGCATAAACTGGCTAGGTTTTCCTGCCGTAGTTTTGTTTGGTATCTGATTGTATTCAGCAATTGTCACTCTATTAATAGTCTGGTCTGTTGAGTTCTCTCTAATTACAGCATCAATAATGTCTATTGTTCCTGCTGGAAGTTCATAAGCTGTTGTACCATTTACAAGAGTAAGAGTTCTCTGGGTAACAGCCCAGTAATTTATTCCTCTATTGGCAAATTCAGAGAATAGTAAATTTAAACTCCTTCTTGCAGAAACAGCTTGATCACCTGTACGAGTTTGCGGATCTATTCCACATCTCTCATAACTTTCAGTTATTATTTCTTCAACGTCTGGTCTAAATGCTACTGTTCCTGAAAGTGCCATTAATTTACCTTATGCAAAAAAGACGTTCGCTAATACAACTGTGGCAACTGTATA